ACTGGACGTTTCTGACGCTCACCGCGTTTGCCGCGGCAAGGCTACTTGCGCTGATAGTCATGCCTTAGTCTCCTCTGTGCCGACCTCAATCGGCTTTGCGCCGACCTCAATCGGCTGTTTTTTCTGTGTTCCGGGATAGATGAAAACGCGTTCGACCGGATCGTATATGCTCGAGCCGAACACGTGCAAAGGCCCGTCCTCGGTGGGGCCGTCGGCCTTTGCCGTGGCTTTGAAATACTTCTTATCTGCTTTGCTCGCGACGATCTTAACGTCGTTCTCTGGCTTCTCGTCCTTTGGATCCGGGTCCTCGGGTTTCGTCGGCTTCGCGGGCTTGCGATCCGCGTTCTCCCAATAGGCGTATTGATAGTCGAGCAATAGCAGATGAAAGTGGCTCGAGCCGTTTGGCCCTTCGTGCTTGTGCACCGCATACACGGAATCGACGTCTAGCGAAATGGACTCGGGATCATACCACTTCGGCAGGACCTCGGAAAACACGTCAACGGTTTGGTTCCCGACTGCCTCGACACGCTTCACGAAAGCGACTCGCTCCGCGTCATTTAGAGAATTGAGATAGTCATTCAGTGTCATTAGTAGACTTCCTTGATCCCGGCTCGGCCCTCGTGGGTGTCGCCTGCAACTGGGTTGCTGACGTCGCCCTCGACGAGCAAGTCTATAATGACGGATCCGACATACGCGGGCTGACCTTCCGGCGGAGCCGGCGCGATCGCCGCGGCGCCGGTGATCTCTTCCGTGGCGACCACATTGTACACGATTGTCGCGCTCAACACGGCAAGCGCGCCGCTCGGTAGCGGGTCGTCTTTCTGGACTCGGGAGATCCACCGATTAGAGACCTTGAGATCCCCGAGCGTTCCGTCGTCGAGGCGCGTGGCTTCATTGTCCATGAGCACTTGATAGACGGTATCGATGAAACTATCCATGTGAGCGTCAACCGCTTGCGCCGCGGGGACGAAAGCGGCGATCGCCGTGGCCTTTTGCTCGTCCGTGGAATCCGGATTATTGAGCGCGGCGAGGTCCCCGTTAGCTCGAGCCGAGCATAGGAGCTCGACGGCGAACTCCATCTCATGACGCACGGGCCCGCGGGGGCTCGAGCCGCTCCGCGGGAAAGAGCCGGAGCGGTAGCTCACCGAGACCTTGCGGCTCGTTCCGGCTACCGTGTCAGCTTCCGTGCTCTGACCCTGGTAGCCCGTTACTCGGTAACCGCCCGTGGTCGACGCGTTCCCAAGGATCGTCACCAGGGCCGCTTTGACTGTGCGAAACATCATCGTCATGTTGGCGTTTGCTCAGTCTTGGTAAGATAGAATCGAATCATACCGAGCGACCGGCCACCTTGAAACGACTGGTCGAAACAAAAATAGGTCTCTTTCGTCGCGTCTTCCCTCGGGCTCGAGGGGATCCGGATCACAAGGCGTTCTCCCGGCTCGGGTAGGGGACTGAGCGAAGAACGACGGACCACGACCACGGGATCCGTGACATAGACCATCTCGCCCGTTTGCGGGTCCTCGCCAGTGCGATCGTAGAGCACTTGAGCTCGCACCGTTTGGATCGCGCCGTTCGGAGTTTGGATCTCCACTGGAAGGGAAAAGTCCCCTTCCAGTGAAGTACCCAAAAACTCTTCGCTCAATTTGCGCAGGTCGACCAAGGGCTAGTCCTTCGCGGGCTTTTCAGCCTTGGCGTTGTGCTCGGCCTTGTGCTCGGCCTTTGCGTCTTTCTTCTTCGCGGGCGGGTCGATCCATTCAATGGATTCCACGCCGTTTCCAACGTACACGGTCTTTGCGATTTTTCCGTCTTCTCTCATGGTTTTCTCCCGCGTTTGGGTTTCCCCTTCGGCCTGTCCCTTACCGCTCCGAGGTCGATCGGCTCGTCGGGCTCGTCGAGATCCTCGTGCTCGACGAGCTCGGGGGCCTGGGGCTCGACGAGCTCGGGGGCCTGGGGCTCGACGAGCTCGGGGGCCTGGGGCTCGGAAGAACCGATCTCGACTTGCTTCGATTCGGTAACAGTGATCTTGCCGCGTGAAACGAGATCGGCGATCTCCGCCTCGGTGAAGTAGCCGCTAGGGACCACGTCACCGAGACAGAAAAGCCCGCCGTTCCGCCGCATACGCGGCGTGCTACACGCCCACCGGATCATGGCGTGGTGTCGATCACGTAAAAACCATCGGTCAGCGTCGGCGCGAAGATCGGCGCCGACTGTGTCCGGATCGTGAGACCCGTTCGACGGCTGTCGAGATACGCGTCGAAGTGGAACATCCGCAGATCGATCTGACCCATGGGGGCCTTGACGTTCGGCGGAAGTGGGCCGGCCATGGGCCCGATCCCGAGATAATACTGCATCTCAGCGATCTCTTGCGGCGAGTAGTCGAGCCGCTCGTTGGGCCCGAAGTACGCGTCACAGCGGGTCTCGCTCGAGAACACGATCGCGCGCTCCGCGGGCATGTAGGCCGTTTTGGTTCCGCTCGAGTCGTCATACCACTCGTCGTACGTGAACACGTCCAGTTGTTTGCCGCTCGCGACCTCGAGCCGGCCGCGATAGTCGAAGCCGGCTTCGACCATGAACGCCCACTTAGACGGCACTTGACGCAACCCACCGAGCTCGACCATCTCGAAGCGCATGACGTCGGCGTCAGCGGAGATCTTCGTGTTCGCGCGAACGCCAGCATAGGCGCTCGATCCGAGGATCAAGCCGTCGGCTCGGACCTTGCCGTTTTTGCGCAGCGCGAGGCAAGCTGTGTTGAGATCTCCCAAGATGTCAGTCGCGGCCGTGAGCCAGGCGCCGGAAGCGGCGACAGTGTGCGTCGAAGTGCGCTTGAAATCGTAGAGCCACTCGGTCTCGGTCGCACCGATGATCGCCGGCTGCTTGCCGGTGAGAACCACTTCGGCGGCGAGGTATTCGAACAGCCGAATGTGCTTGCGGATATGCTCCCGGTGAGCTTTGAACGCTTTCATTCGCAAGCGCGTTCGGCCGTCCATACGCTCGTAAGCGCTCTCGCCGGCGGTTCGCGAGCGGAGCTCCGCCGCGGAAATGTGGGTCTCCTCTTCCGCGAAGGGGAACCGGAAAGTGCGCGTGGAAAAGAGCTCCTGGATCGCGTACTTCTTGGGGTCGATGTCGTGGGCGTACATTCCACGCGGGAACATTTGAGCGATCCGCTCATTGCCGCGAACGATGTCCACGTCCACTTCGACGTCCTGGGCCTCGAAGACCCTCGTTCCGCCGCCAAGGCGGCCGAACAGTGCTTGAAAGCCGGTGGGGGTTGCGATGATATCGCGCTCATCAAACACGCCGTCCATCGTGCGTTTGTAGATGCTAGGTGCAGTCGGGCTCAGTATTGTCATGGCTGTCTCCTTAGTCGTTCTCTTGTGCGTCGATCGCGACAGAGTCGACGGCGATGATCCCAAGATTGTTGACGAGATAGTCCTCGACCGTGACGGCGAGGCCATTGACCTTGATGACCGAGGTCAGCGCTTGGCTGTTCTCGAACACCAGTTGATTTTTGTCGACGTAGACGGGGAAGCCGCCGACGAGCACTTGCTTTTTGGTCACGTCGCCGGCGACGAGCGCCGCGGCAGTGATCTCGGTTCCGAGGTAGATGCCGGCGGGGATCGTCGTGTAGACGTCGCCCACGGCCGCGGTCACGGTACCGGTCCCCGATCGGCCATTGAGGCCGACGGTCGTCCCCGACGAAATGTCAGTCCCGGATCCGACTGCGGACAGAACGGAAACGGACGAGATCCCGAGACCCTTTTTCAAGGACTCGATGCGCATGATCGTTCCAAGGCCGTTGACGTCCACGACGCGGAACTTGCCAGCAACGGACGCGTGGGAATTGATCACGAACGGGACCATTGTGTTGGCGGTCACCGTCGAGAAATTGAGGCCGGTGACGTTGATCACTTCACCGTCGATCGTGACCGAGAAAGACCCGTCAGTGACGTCATCCCATACGGTGTAGGCTCCGGCGAGGGTTCCGCAGGTCATGAACCCGGAATCCTGGTAGACGTCCACGTCGGACAAGGGGACCCACTTGCCGGCGGAGTTCTTCGCGACGACGGTGTAGGGTGCGAGCACTGCAGAGCGGCCGGATTCCTGCAGGAACGTCTCTTGACTGCGAACGATGCGATCGCCGCCGCCAAGGAAAAAGGGCTTGTTGCTGTTATCGGTGATGGTCATGACTGTCATGGGTTATTCCCTCCCGAGCTGTGCGCGGAGCACGCCCACAGCGGACTCGAGCGACGCGGCGGAAACGATCGACCCGTCGGCCGGGGTTGCGGACTCGAGCGCGCGGGGCTCGGGGCCCTTGGCCTCGGAGGAGGCCAGCTTGGCAGCTTCGATCGTGGCGGTTGCGTGCTGAGCATCGAACACGGCAACGGCGCCCTCGAGCGCCTTGGCGTGCTCTTTACCGGACAGCACCCTTGCCGCGATCTCTTTGATCACGGCGGGGTAGACGTTCGAAGCGAGGATCGGGGCAACGGCTTCCATACGCGCTCTGAGGTCGGTTTGCGCGGCCGTTGTTTGCCCGAGCATCGCTTCGAGCTCGGAGATCCTGGTCTCTAGCTCTTTGCTCATGTCATTCTCCGTTTCGGCCGCGCAATGCGGCGCATCTTGGTCAGCCGTGGCAGTATGCCCAGCTTCGTCTATGGCTTGGTCGTCGACGGCCGCGGGGCCCGCTTTAGTTGTGCTCGAGCCCGTCCCGAATCCGTCAATGACTTCGTCGATCATGCCAACCGAGAGGGCGCTCGGCTTCGATCCGTCAGGGTCGATCGCGACGAGCATTCGACCACGGCCGAACGTCGCTCGGACGGTGTCCGCTTCGATGCCACGGCCTTCGGCAACCCGCTCGATAAAGGCCCGCTCGAGCGCGTCGACTTGATCCTGCACAACCGATCGCCCGGCCTCTGTGCTGAGATCCGGGCGCTTGTCGGGCGCGTTGCGCGAGACCACGGTGATCACGCCGAACTTCCGATCGCGATCTGATCGGTCGATGGCCACGGCTACCACGCCGATCGAACCGGTGAGGTTCGCCGGGCTCGTCGCCACGATCTTTTGCGCGGAGCTCGCGAGCCAATAGGCCGCACTCGCAACGCGACCGGTATTGAACGCGGTGACCGGCTTGGAGCTCGCAGCTCGAGCAATGGCGCCTCGAGCTTCGTCGACCCCAAAGACCTCGCCGCCCGGCGAGTCGATCGCGAGCCGGATGGACTGGACTGCAGGACTCTCGAGGGCCTCGGTTAGCGCGGCCTCGATCTCCCCGTACCCGGTACCGCCGAGCCCTAGGAGCTGGTCAATGAGATCGGGCCCGGCCTTTGAGAGAACACCCTCGATCGCGATCGTCGCTACGCCATTGGAGATCGAGAGGATCGGGGCTCGGTCTCGACCAGCGCCGAAAAGGAAAGCCTCGTGTTTCGGGTCGATCCCCGTGAGCTCGAAGCGCTCGCGACGGGATAGATAGTCAACAAGCGCGGCCTCTTCACATGCCCAGATCTGTTGATACAGTTCGGTCATTTCGTCGTGACCTGTCTCGACCCGGCGGAGTCGCGCTTAAAATGCCATCCGACCGTTGTGACCCCGATATCGCCGGCGAAATTGTCCGCTACGTTTCCGGGATCGCGGTAGAACCGGAACGTCACTTGCGGGCCCACCGTGGTGAACGCCGTCAACGCGATCTCGCCAAGGTCGGCAAACACGACCTCGTCTAAAACGGCGGCCGCGGTGAGTGACAGGACGAGCGTTTTCGCTCCGGTAACAACCGTGGTCCCGTGAACGATCCGGTACTCGAACCCGAGGAACACACTGCCAGTGGTAGCGGTCAACTTTACGATATGCGCATGCGGATAGATCGAGGTCCCGACTTGCCAAGCGTGCTCGAGCTCTTTGGACGCGGGGATCTCGGTAATGCCGGCCGAATTTTGGAAGTTAGCCAGCACAAGCCCGGTTCCTGGAATGACGTACGCCCTCGGTGCGTCATTGCCGCCGGGGATCGTGATCGAGAGCACGTCGAAGTTCTGGTCATCCCAAAATGGATCGGGATAAAAGCCGGGCCGAAAGCCTGGCCCGATGTTCGAGGGCGCCGCGGAGCGGTATGTTCTCGCCTGGTCGGTCATCTGTGGTCGCCCCAAAATGTTACCGATAGCGTGCGCGGTGTCATAACCGCGGCGCCGTCATCGCTTTTGGAGTATATCTGCAGGGTGTCCCCACTGTTCAGGTTCACGAGCGCGGTAATACCCATACCGTAAACGTGGCCCGGGTGCTCAATTTCAACGGGGGTTTGCTGTGTAGAGAGCAAAATGCCATTTTTGAACAGCGCATAGTAAACCGTGCAAGTCTTACTAACTTCGAGATCGCTCGACCCAACGAACAACAAAACCATGTTGTCCGGCCCACTGTACGTCATGACACCAGCGGCACTCGTGGTGAAAAACCGAAGCTCGTTACCAACCCACGTACCGGGGATCGGCTCGTAGGTATCAGCGGCCGCATAGTCCAGTGGGGCAGGCGTCGCGAGGTACATTTGCCCGCGCGGTAGAACACCGTTGCCCGGTCCTATGACTGGGTAAGTGTGCATTACAGGTCCACTCTCACGCTGCCCGCCGCGCCGTGGGCGTAAATGTAGACGTCTATGTTAGACGACGACGAGATCGGGATCGATATTTGCGAAACGACCACGGCTTCGGCGAGCGTGGTCGGCGCGGCCTCGCCGGTCATCCGGTACGTATGAGCGTATTGGCTCGGCGCCTTGCTCAATATGTGGACCTGACCAGCGGTGACCGAGGTCGCGACCTTAGTCCACGCGTCTTTAGCGCATGCTGTCACGGCGGGATTTGCCATTGTCGTTTTCCTCTTCTTGTTCCTGCTCGTCGTCCTGGTCTTGCTCGTCGCGCGCTCCCGAGGCCCTCGAGGGCTCGGCCGGCGGAACGGGCGCGGGAGCTTGTCCCACTTTTTCCCACGGCGGGATCGGGTGTCCGTCGTATTGTCTCTCGAGCTTCGCGCGGTTCTGCTTGTAGCGCGAGCCGGAGAAGTTCTGAGCAACCGCATCGAGGCTTTGCGCGCCGAGCTTCACGTAAATTTCGTCAGCTTTGGCCGTCTTAGCGGGGTCGATGTTCGGCATAGGCACGCCTGACCACGCACATTGCGTCCACGCTGCCCTCAGAGCAGGGTCGGAGAACCCTCGAGCCATGACCCTACCCGCGGCGATCTCGCCCCAAAGCCAGGCCGTATAAACCGTGTCGAGGAGATCGGCCGCTTGCTCGTCACGCCAGATCTGGGCAACACGCCAAAAGAGCATTAGAGAAGCCCTCGACGCGCTGTAACTGGCATTGAAGCGCATTAAGACGACCTCGATCGGGATCGAGTTGCTCGCGCTCAGGTAGGCGGCGAACGAGTCGACGAACGCGTCAAAGCCATCGGCCGGAGCGGTGTTCACGAAAGGTCTAAGCTTCTCGCCACTGTCGAGCCCGTAAACGACTGTCGACCCCGGTGTACCGCTCGCCGCTTCTTCGATCACTTGGTAGCTAAACTGGGTCCCGGTGTCGACCACGCTCGCCGTCGGGCTGACGTTGCTCGAGCTCGGGCCCGTCTTCGCTTGAGTGATTGCCTCGAAAACGTTGTCGCTCGGGCCATTGTCGCCGGCCTCGATCGACAAGACGAGCTGACTTTGATTGATCGCCTTTTTGATATGCGCGGCTTTGAAGTCCGTCAGGTTCTCGAACTCCTGCAAGCAATGAGAGAACTCAGGAAAGCCGCGAACTTGGTTTGCATACTCGGCGCGAAAGCCATGTAGCACGAGCGGCATACCGTTCGGCGTTGTCGCTGGAATCCGTTGCGGGACATAGTCTTTCCCGGTCCACGAATAGAAATGATATGCGACCTCGCGCCCGTACTGGTCCCGCTCGATGCCAGAATCCAAATAGTGATTGAACCCGATCGTGCTCGTGAGGCCCGCGGTCCCTTGGATATCATTCGGATCCACGAATCCGATCTGCAGCGGGTTCACAAGGCCGTCTTGCGCCCCGTAGTAAAGCCTCGCGAAATACTCGCCGTCACGAACCTGACTCACGTGGGCGAAGCGCTGCAGTTGATAGAGGTTCATGTTGCCGGCGACGTCGACGGACTTCTGCCGGGCCCACGCGTGGAATCGATCGCTGACGCCCTCGCCCCATTCCGCTGCTTCGTCCTCGGTGAGCCCGAGCATCGCCGAAGCTGGCTCGGGGACGAGCCTTAGACCACGGTCGACAACCGAGTCGGCGAGCCTGGTAACCATGGCCCGATACTCGACCGAGTCGTGGATCGCGCTTCGGGAGTTCTGCCGGAGAAGATAGTTGTCGAGCAGCGGCGACAAGCCATTGGCGGAAAGACCAAAGTCCCACTTTGCGCCGGTACCGGTACCGCCCGTGCGCAGAGCTCCGCGGCTCGGTTGCAAAAACGCGCTTATGCTCGTGGGCTCGGACGCGGGGCGCAGGAACGGATTAGACAAGGGGTTAGCCTCGCCTTGCTTGGCGCCTGAAAAGAGCCGCTTGAAAAAGTCGCCTGCTCGGCTCATTAGTACGGCCACGCTTTCCGCTTCAAGTTCATGTCCACGAGCTGCTTCCCGTCGAGGCGCTTATAGTTCGCCTCGATCCGGTTCACAGCTCTTTCGCGCATCGCGTCGAGCTTTTCGATATCGAGTTGCGTCACGCGCTGTTTTCCCTCGCCGGTGTCGAGCCAAAATTCAGAGGCTTTCGACACGGTGATCGCAAGTAACGCCGTGTCGATCGCGGTGACAAGCGCTTCGTCAGCGTCAATCCTTGCTTGAAGCCTCGCTTGTTTATCCTCTGACGGCGCGGTCATGCTGAAAAATATACGAGCAAAGAATAGACGGGGTCAAATCTAAAATGCTCATCTTGGCATGTAAAGTCTATTCGATTTTGGAATTGGGGGCGATTGGAATTTCCCATGCAGGAAACGTCATATGTAGAAAACAGGTTATGATTTCAGCTAGTCTTGGGGTTTGCGAGATACTTGGGAGTCAAGATACTCGAGGACTTGCTTATGACGGATCGCCTCGACTTGATGCGCCTTGGCCTTGCGCCGCTTCGCTTCTTCGCGGAGCTTCAAGACAAGGTTGTCCAAGTAGATATCGCAAGCGCACAAGTTCAACACGCGGCAGTCGAGAGCCTCGTTCCTGACGCCATTGCCGCACGTGAAAGAGCCATCGATCTTTTTGGACTCGGCGGTCAACATCTTAAAGTATTCGTCCGAATAGTCGCGCGGGAACTGGGTTGCGCCTGCGTTCTGCCACTCGTCGTCATTGCCAAGTCTACGCTTTGTAGCGTTCAGGTTCCGGTAAGTATGATTCTTGTAGTAGTTTGTTGAGATCGTGAATAGCACGATCTGGCTCGTGCCCACGCTCGAACGCTTGTATTTCCTCGCGTTCAATGCATCCATGACATCGTCATAGTCCAGGCTCGCGGCGTTTGATTTCGCTCGCCGGATCCATTGATAGCCCTTGCTCGGGAACGTGTTATCCCACGTCGCGCAGAACTCATACACCACGCTCGTCAGCTCGCCGTCGCCCGAGTCGACGAGGGTGAGTTGTACCGGGAACGGCCTCGCGTCCGCGCGTCGATAAAATTCGAACCCGCCGGCGGCGACAAACTCGGCGAGCGCTGCCCACGCTCCGCCGCTCGTGTCGCTCACCGCGCCCTCGAAGCGGCGATACAAGATCGACCACGTCTTGAAGCCCGCGCCATGACCGCATACCTCGAGCTCGAGGCGCGCGGGGTTGGCCTCGCGTTTCGCCTCGTCCTTGGAGCTCGAGCCGCGTTGGACGTCGATGCCACACGTCAAGAACAACACGCCATCAGGAACCTCGCCGGCCTGATAGGACGTGTTGCGCAGCTCGATGACGTCATTGACTTCGGGCTTCTGGCCTTGCTCTTTGTAGGGCTCGCCGAGCGTCAGCGTTTGGAAAACTCTGGGCCCGTCGAGGGGATCGTCAATGCTCTTTAGATACTCGCGCCATATGTCGACGAATGACATCATGCCAGCCGGCGAATACAGGCTCGATATGTGGTACGATCGGAAGTTCTTCTCTTGTGCTCTCGTGCTTGGTTCCCAGTAACCCGTCTCGAGCAGCACTTGCTTTTGATGGTCTCGGATCGGCTCGCGGCAATACTCGCAAAGATAGTACACGTCGACGAGCTCGCCGGCCTGGGACTCCCCACGCATGCCGTGGCTCGCTTGTTCAGATCCGAACGTAAGCGTCATATGCTTTTTGCAGTATGGACACTGGACGAAAAAATACCGCTTATCCCCGCGCTCGAAGCGTTTCTTTATCACCGATGTCTCATCGGTCCCGGGGGTTGAAAAGTCCATCACCTTTCGTCGATTGCCATATGCGCGCGTTCGCGCGAAACTCACGTCGACCCACGAGCCCTCGCCCGTCGCGAGCTGACCAGGCGCGCCGTCGACCTCGTCGCGGATCAGGATGCGGACGGAGTCCGATCGCATGCTCGGCGCACTGTTCGCGCTGGCCAGCGTGAGCGCTCCGCCGACAAACTCCTTTTGATAGATCGTGTCGCCGCTCCGACGGTCCTTGCCCATGTGGCCGTTAGTTCGTCCTTGCTGTGCAATCTTGTGTCTCATGCCCACGGAATCGATCGCGGGATCGAGGCGCGTGACCATCCACTTTTTCAGCAAGTCTTGCGTCGCGCTCATGTACATGATCTTTGTCGGTACGAGGTCCATCCAATAAAGACACACGTTCTCCGCCGCGGCCGTGAGACCGATTTGCGCCCCTTTCATGACGGCTTGTTGTTGCACGTCCGAACGGATGGACATGTTATCCATGATCTCTACCAAGTAGGGCGTTCTCGAGTTGCGCCATCGACCAGGAAACGGGCTCGAGTTTGGGAGCACGCGGCGTTCCTCGACGTACTCGCTGATCAGCTTGTGCGGGATCCCGCTCGGTATTCGTTGGACGCTTCGCACTAAAAAGCGCCACATTTCCGCCTCTTGATCCGGCGAGATATAGGAAAGATCGGGCGCGAGTAAATCCGCGTCGCGTTTTCTCCGCGCTTGCGCTTTTGCTTGCGCCGGGTCGGGGAGCTGTGCTAGGGTGCCGTTCTCGTCAGCCATTCATAGCTCCAATCTTCGCTCGTACCTTTCAACCACAACTCGTTGCATCTCATGCAGTGCGGCCGATATGTCATCGTCCAGGGTTTGCTTGATCCGTCGGATCACGCTCGCCTCGGTAGAGCCAGCTATGGCCGCGAGGTCGGGTGAGAGCCGATCGCCCAAGGTGATCAGATGGTCGGAGATCGCCGTGCCGATCATCGCGATGACCCGGTCCACGAAATCCCGTCTCACGGTAGCTCGGACCATCTCCGCCAAGCGCGCTTTGTTTATCGCCGTGGTGGATCTCATCTTCTCGATTGCATAATCAATCTCGCTCATACTGTCCCGGTCGGCTTGCAAGAGCGCGAGCTCGTCAGGGGTCAGAGGCTTTTTCGGCGGGAGCGGCGGAAGGTCCTCGTCACCGTCCGGGAGCTCGTCGGGCTCGTCGTCCACGGCGACCGGCTCGACAGGAACCCGGAACTCCGAGGCGCGATCGGCGATGAGCTTTGTATCGACGCGACCCCGGGAGAGCTTCACCTTGCGATCCGCTTGATGTTGCATATAGGCAACATTTTTGGGGGCGTTGACGTCAATTAAACCGTTAGACGAAATTAATATTTGTTTGTGATCACAAGCCCGGGTTATCGACGGCGGGGACACGCCACAATGCCGGGCGAACTCGGCTTTATTCATGTAATTTCGCATGGTTTGATCTCATTTGTTAAAGTGAAACCTTAACTAATTGTAGCGTTTAAATTCAAGTTTAACAAACGGTTCGCGCATTTTCCCGGATACTACCCGAATAAAATACAACATAATGCATAAAGATGCCGATATTGGGTAGGGTAGGGCGCACCGAAATAGGCCAATTTTCGGTAAGAATGTTGAACCGGAAAGGCGGGGTCGCGACAACACT